ACCATAATCCGCCTCTCTGTCAATATATGCATAAAAATAACCAAGACCTGTGATAGCGTAGTCATGGATAACCTGCTTAAATGTTTCGTTGCCATCAGATATATCCCAAATATACTCAAGGATAGTTTTCCAAACAGATGCTAATCTGTTGTCAGAATCCTCCCTTCCAATAGCTGAAAACTTAGGCGGTTTAGCTGTTAACTGAGATTTCATCTGCTCTATAGCAGAATACATTCTATCTATAGTTAAATTAGACTGATTCCTCTCGGATAGTTCACTTGCCTCAGTTTCATTAAAATGGTTGCCGAGGTAGAAATCCATATCTTCACGAGCATAGGAATCCCAATCCTGACGGGCATCAAGCCATCTTCGGTACAGCTGTTGAGCTTCTTCTGCTCTTGGGTCTTTAGATATACTTTCCATTATGCGTAATATAGTTAGGTAATTACAGTAACAACCAAATTATATTCTTGCGCCTGTCATAAAGTTGTATTGTCGTTTAACAGGTCTTTTTTTGCTAGTTTTATCAGTTTTTGAGACTCTTGGTTTAACATTGCGAGTGAATTGTGTTGAAAGCCAAAATGCATCAATAGTATCATCATGGCTTCCTTTTGGGAAGTCCATGAGTTCTGAAATCAAATCTGTCTGTGAGCGCTTAATATGGACAGCTCCTGCTTTAAATAGTGGTTGAAGACCTTCAAATAGTCTATCTTTCTTCTTCTGGTTAGCATAATTCTTAATACCCATATGTATTCCAGGTAAATACTTACCTTCTTCTTTACCTCTACGCATAACATAGTCTCTTAACATTTCTTGGTATGTGATTGTTTCAATGTTAATTCTTCTGAACTTTTCTTTATATTGGTCGTACATAGTGAATATCTGCTCTGCACAATCCATTGGCAAGGCTCTTTCTCTCCAGTAATCTACAATATAATACTCATTGTCAGAAGAAACACCTGTAATCATAATTACGCTAAAATCAGCCCTTGTTGACAGTGAGGACGCAGGGTCAACTCCCATAAAGAGAGTAAGGTAAACTTTGCTTCCATCCGCCATATCTATGTACCAACAGTCAGAACTTGAGTCAAATTTGCAAGTTCCATCGTATAAACTCTTATTTATGTCCTCTTCTGTGAATATAACGTCTTCTGGGGCTCTTGCCTGATTCATATATTCTTGGTAAAACTTTGATGGCGTGCCAGAATCTATGTAGAATTGTTTCCGTGCTTCTAATTTTGGTAACGACCATCTTGATTCCCATATAGGCTTTCCTTCTTCTATTGCTTTTCTTGAGAATATTTCCCAGCTATAATCCGCCCCATCTTTGCAAGCTTTATTATACTCTGTGAGAATATTGTTGAGAAAAGAGTCATAATGAACAATAGTGCCATTGCACCATAAACTGCCACCCTTATCAAAATCAATAGCAGGATATACAGCAGCCGTAACCCAGTTTTTGATTGCTTGCCTACTATCAGGGGTTTTTGTGTTTCCTTCACTTTCAAAGTCATCCAATACTATTAATGTATATCTTGTTGATAATTGTTTCTTTCCACGAATACGCTGGCTTGTTCCTTTTGCAATCATTCTGCAATCGTTTTTAAGCCATATATCTGTCTTTGTCCATTTACTACCTGTTAAGTCTCCAAAATAATAGTGAACAGCAGGATTCTCGTAAATATGATTAGCAACCCATTGAAGGTTATCAATAGCTTGGTCTTGAGCTTCTCCAACCCAGCAGATGAACTCAGGGCTATCTTTGGTGGCAAATAGAAATCTATGTAGTATGGCATTGGCAGCCATTGTGGATTTAGCATGGTCTCTAGGCAATATCATAGCAATCTGCTGTTTTGTTCTATCCAACATAATATCGCTCATGCGGTTGTGGAAGTCAGGTGTTGCGGTTGCTAAAAAATCTTGCGGTGAAAAGAGTTTCCCAAATGTAATGAGGTCTTTATAAGCTAATTGAAGTATCTCTTCATTTTTGCTTACATTCCCATTTAGGTTTAAGTTTGCCAATTATTCACTTGCCTGCTAGATGATGTAATTTTTTAAAATATTTTTTAGGAATACCTTCTTCAAATATAAATACCATATCATCTTCGAATCCATGTTTCATGTGAGCTTTTTGTTTTCTAAGTAAATCTTTTAAATAATTATCTGGTATATCAAATTCCAACACTTTTCCTTCTGGAATATAGTGAGTCCAATTTCCTCTTCGAGCATATCCCTCTGCAATATTTCTTGAGGTTGTAGTTTGTATTGTTTCTTTTGGAGCTAATTTATCTAAATTTTTACTATGGTCGGAGATTTGCGAGTATTTTCCTCCGCCAACAAATTTTCCACCTTTAACCATTGACTTTGGAATCCAATCTGTAATACCTCTCCATAGTACTTTTGCTATTGGCAGTGGTATATTCCCTGTTGTTATTCCCTCTACAAGATGTATGATTGGATTATTTTCTTCAAGGTAATCGAGGTCACGAATCTCTCCTTGAGAGTAATTTTGAGAAATAATTTCATTTAATATTGACGGCATATTTAATGCAACATTAGTAGAAACAGGCTCTGTCGCTTGTATCATTTCATCTAATAAGTTATTTGAAGCCATTTAAAACTTGAAAGCTTTGTTTTCTCTGCCGAACATATTTAAAAGTTCTTTCATGAGGCTGGGCTGTTGAGCTTCCATATCTTTCTGTCTCCAATACTTATCACTATAAAGCAGTTCTCTTTGTTTATTTGTATCTATATTAAGATTAGACCAATACTCATCACTTATATCCACTCTTTCTGGTGGAAGAGGGTCATAAAAAAAGAAACTAAGGGCATCAGCAGCTTCCTCACCTATTATGTTGCGAAGTTTCCAAGCAAGATATGTTCCAGCATCAGTATACTTATCTTCTTGTTTCCATTTGGCTAATTTTCGCTCATTCTCAGCCATAAGGCTATCCATTGCTGTGTGTCCATTTTCCATCAATTAAATTTACTTAGTACCCTATCTGTTTTAGATATGTAGAGATTAAATCCCCTGATGATTTGCCCTTAAACATGTCCCACTCGCCAGCTTTAGGTTTATTCTCACTTTCAAGTATTAATCTATCTATATTAGCATGAGGAGTTTGAAGTAGCTCCATAAGCAGAGTCTTGCCTATAAAATCTTCCTCCATTCTTTGCAGTATAGCATTAATGTCATGCTCTCTATTATAATCAAGCATCTCTTGGCGAAGATTCTCTCCATCATAATAGTATCCCCTAGGTTTAAGTTGTGATTCATAAAAGTTTGCTCCTGGGTCACCCTTATCTCTAAACATACCTAGTCGAGAGTGTGAACGAAGAACATTTGGTCTCCCTTGGGCTTCTTTCCACCTTATAAAGTCTTCAATATTGTTAATAACTGGTGTTGTATTATTTTTGTTCATTTAACTTAATCCTTCTTCTGAATGTGTCATTGGTCTAATAAGTGTGTTGTCTAATATATCAAAAATACTTTTACATTTTGGGCATAACCATGCATCTAAACTATAAGAGGGCAATTTTACAGAATACCCGTCTATTAGTAGTTCAAAGTCGCATACAGGACATTTTTCACTATTTTTAGCATTATGCCTTATCCCTAATTTGCTTTGGGCTTCGTTCAATATGTGCTTCAACTCTTGCATTGTTGCCTCCTTTGATAGATTCTAGTTGCTCTGGTGTAAAGCCAGTCCAAACAGTTAACTGTTCCTTGCTATTGTCAACGCTAAAGAGACCTGATATCTTTGCTAGCATTTCTAAACTTCGCAATTTATCAGAATCTCTTTCAGATATGTCGGCAATATCTTTGAATCTTTCAATAAGGTACTCAGGAGAAACACCAACATTATCTAATGCGCTTTGTACTTCTTCTTTTATCATTTTCCGTATCCTTTGGCTTGTTAAAAGTCTTTTTGACTGTAATTCTGCATACTTCTTGTTTTCAGTTGGAAATGCTTTCATGTAGCTGTTGACAATATCATCACCAGATGCAACATAACGAGCAAACAGCATCTCTCTGTGAGATACTCGCTTTTTAGTGCTTGTACTATTGTAATGTTCGCACTGCTTCCTTTTACTAAAACTATAGATATTGTCGGAAATCTCTCCAAACATCATCCTTTTACCCGAAATTGTGAAAGAACCGCAGATTGTGCGAATATATACAATATTTCTATCGTTAGATGACTTGAATGTAGTCTTTCTTAATATCTGAACAACACAGTTATCATCAGTAAAAACCCAATCAAGCTCTTCAGCCTCTCTCCAGGGTTTAATTTTAATAGATTTGGGATGATTTAGGTAAAACTCTTTCGCATTGTCGTAAATGTAGTGCTTTTTACCTTTTATTGCCTTAAAATCCATAGGGAAAATTGCGCCAAAATACAACCTCAAAACAAGAATTTAAAATAGGACACTACTGTAACAGTATCTGTATAAATCTTTTAATTATAATACAGTATTTATAATATATACAGTATTTATATTAAATATAATCCAATAAAGAACAAATCAAAGGAAAAACTTAATTTTGAAAAAATAGGATTAGAATGAGTGTGAGTATTGTTTTACCGAACCCACCCCCTTGCCGAGCCCCGTTGGGGGGTGGATTAGGTTCATAATTATAATTAGTTGAGTTGAAATTTTATTTTATATATTAAGGCAAAATCCAAGCTCTAACCCTTGGATTTCATAATTATCATAATTATTTAGATTATTAAAGTATTTCATCGTATATTATACCGTTCGGCACAAGGTCGGACAATGTTTTTTGAAATAAAGTGAAAGGTAATAGACATGGGTCAACCATTGAAAAAAGCGGTTACCGTTAATAAATCAAATCCTTATGACGGTTACGAAACACAAACAACCACAAACGCCAAATCCAAAGAGATTAATACACCGATTGAACAATTTAGAAAGCACGTTCATGAAGCAATGGAACAAGGTTTAGAAAAATTTGGTGTGAAAGTGGAAAATCAGCCAATTATTAAAATAAATGAAAAAACAAATAAAAAAGTTGTGACTTTATTTAGTGGATTTTTATTTATTGAAGACGGCTATCACGAAACACGCAAGGCAATTTATGAATTTTCAATTCCACAATTATATTTTAAAGGGATTGGAGAAAATATCATAAAACGTGTTGTAGATGAAAAATCGGGAACAATCAAAGAGACCATTTCACAAGGTCAAACCGATTAAATTCAATTAAACCCAATCAAAGAGGCATTATTAATTTAGTGCCTCTTTTTTTTACCCACTTAATTTTTAACAAACTTAAAACAAACAAGAAAAATCAGGAAAAGCATGAAACCACAAACAAAAAGGCATCATCTGATGTCAGGAATACCAAATAATTTCCTGACCCGATGGCTTGTAAAAAAGGCAAATCAGCGAATGGCAAAGGCAAACTCTATGTATCGCCTGAGGATGAGATACAGAAAGGCAAAGGTAGGAAAGGCAACGTATTGGGGTGATGTCAGTAAAGATAATGCCAAGCAATTTAGTTTATACTTAAGGCTACCTGAAGGCTATGACCTTCGGGTTAACAGGTATAGATAATAACGTAACCAACAGAAAGGAAACTGTAACTAATGAGTAAAAAGAAGTACGCACACACTGATTTAAGCAATACGCATAAATGCAGAGTCTGCGGTAAAGCAATTAAGAAACGCTTGATTGAAATTAAAACTGTAAAACCAACGCTGTGTTATAAGCACTATATTGAGAGGAAAAGCCAATGACTGGATTTGTAACAGCTATATTAATAATCTATTGTTTGGGTAGAGTTGCACAGTTAATTGTAGACCTTTAAAGCTATCCTGATGAGTCCTTATAGGACGAAACGAGCAGAGGGATTTTATTGATTTTACCTTCTGCTTGTCGATAGTTGTAGGATTTAGTCCTACTGTTTTTTGAAATAACCGAAAGGATAAAGATAATGAGTAAAGTAGAAACTCTGAGCAATCTTACTGAAAGATGCACAGATTTAATAGGTGTAGTAAATGATATAGCTGATTATGCTTCTGAGGTAGAATGTTCTGCTAATGAAACCTATAGCAAAGCCACTGAGAGCATAGATGAGATGACCAAGATAAAAGCTGAACTCAAGACACTTACAGCAAGTATAGATGGTAGTGAGGATGATACTGATGTTAAATCAGTAGTATTTTACAAGGTTTTCCCTGGTAACGGTAGCAATCCGATAGCATTTGAATATGAATCAGGATGGAAGGACTTTATGAAGAATGTTCAGAAGTCGCTAAGGCAATATGTTACTGTTTATAGGGTGAGCGTTAAACTGACTCCATATAACCTTATAGCAATTTTCAATGAAGGTGCGTGTCATTACTCAACAGGCAATCCTGCAAAATATACTGTGTATGAGGATTTAATGTATGAAGTTGAAAGGTATATGCAGAACTTAATCTCCAAGGAAGAACAGGAATTGGAATCTACTAAGTAGGTTAACCATAAGAGCGACAGAGGGTAGCAGTAAAATGTTACCCTCTGTTAAAATTAAAAGATAAGAAAGAAAGGGCAACATGAAACAGAGAATGACAGCCTGTGAGATAATACAGGAGACATACGACTACTACACAAAAGACCCAAACGACAGAAGGGCTACAGATGTAGATGGAGGTTGTAAATACAATCTTGAGGCAACCTCTGATTATAGAAATGACAAACACTGCGCTGTTGGCAGATGTTTAAGACTGAAGTATCATAGGCAAAGAGAGAGTTTGGCTGGTAATGAAGATAATGTTGAAGATTTAATAGATAATAATGCTCCAGGCAAAAACGATTATCCTGACGGAGTATTTACTATTGATTATCCTGACGGAGTATTTACTATTGATGATATGCTGAAAAAGAAATATAGGGGGCATCCTGAGAGCTTTTGGGGCGCTCTACAGAATTTCCATGACAATGATACTTACTGGTCTACAAAAGAAAACAGTATAACAAACCATGGTCAGGGGAGATATGAGATATTAATGCGTAATTATAAAATAGGAGTATAAAGATGATAATAACAGGAGCAACCAAAGCAGAGATATTCTGTGCTTTAGGTTCTATAAATAACAATATCTATGATAACAACATAGAAACACAGAGCCTTGACTGTCTCAATAAAAAGGGAACAAGGTGGAAGGTAAGACTGAAAACAAAGAACTGCAATAAGGCTGGTTCGAGGCATGGATTCTGCACAAGGCTTGATGGCGAATATAGAAGAACAGCATCTGCCTGCTGGCACGTTCATGGAAACTTTTTCGATGAATTGCTCAAAATGTCTGATTGCAAGATATACACAGGTGGAAACAAAGTGACAAGGGATGGTGGAAACTGGAATGACTGGAGATGTGGAAGTGTAATGAATCCTCTGTATATGTCCGATATGTGTGAATGTTGATAAATCCTTAGGGATTCGCCAGTATATCCAATTTAGAAAAGGAGGCTGACTGTAAATCAGCTGTCGAAATGACTGAGTAGGTGCAAATCCTACTGCTGGCACAGATAAGAGGGGTAGATGGGTGGACAAGTAATAATAATTACCTCTGGCAACGCTACCAGCATTGCCTCTCTTATTCATTTAACTGTTTTTTGAAATAAAGATAAAGGATAAAAATAATGATACATGAACTCATTAAAAGGAAACAGCACAACTTAAATGTTGAGCAAGAAGCACTTCAGCATATTAATCCTATACTGAAGAAAATCAACGATGTTCTTGTAACTGCATATATAGATGCTCCTGAGAACCCATCAAACAATGAAAACCTGTTTGATGAGCATACAAGTGAGGATGAGGTTAGAAAAGCAGCGGTTAGAGCATGGCAGGGTTACATGAGAAACAATGTAGAGGTTGATATCTGGGATTGGTGTGCAATGCTTACATTTAATGTTTTAGTAGATACCAACACAAAACTGTTTTATGCTTTTAAGGATATTATGGCTGACTATGGCGTTAAAAAATATACTAAAACAAATGATGGTGATTCTAAATCAAGAAGACTCAGAGGCAAATTCAGCCTGTTTAAATACGAGTCATTCTACACAAGAGATAGCCATGATTATTATGTTGATGTAATTTTCAAAGGTCATCTTCCAGATGATTGTAAAATAGAATACGAGGAAAAGCTTGAGGAGGTTGACTCTGATAGATTCATCGTGCAAAACGGCAAGGTTATGCGTAAAGAGGTTATTGCTAAAGTAATTTGCGCAGACCAGTCCGTATTAAGGCTTCCTGAACAGGCAACTGCTTAATGGATGTAGGAACAGTGATTGCTCTTATTATAATTATACTACTTGTAGTAGAGGTTGTGAAAGAGCAGTAATAAATCAAACAAAAAAGAAAGGTAAGCTATGCAAACCAACATAGTAAAAACAGGCAACACAACAAATTATTCACAATTTGTCAGTGTTGATGGAAACAGAAAGATAAGTGAAAACAATGTGAAGAACATCATGGAAAGTATACAGAAACATGGTATTATATCTCCAATAGCTGTGAGAGAGGTTAAAAGCCCTTTTCACAGTTATGAAGTATATGACGGGCAACACACCCTTGCAGCCTGCAAGAGATTAAACAGACCTGTTGATTATATTGTTTATAAAAATATAGGAAACAGAGCCATGATTAATCTGAACAATGCGTCTAAAAGATGGTCAATGGAAGATTATCTTGCTTTTGGAGTACAGGAAGATATACGGGATTATGTTTTTCTTGATAGAATATACAAAGAGGAGAAACTTCCTTTAACAGCTCTTGTGATATTGTATGGAGGAGCTTATGCTAATATCAGCTTTAAAGCACTTGAATGGGAAGCCTGCCAGCAGG